CTGGTGAATCCGAGCTTCGCATCGCTGCCCAGATGACCTCGACTTACGCCTGCATTTTGTGGCCGAGTTACATGGAAGTCTGTGCCAAGAACGAGTTCGCTGGTTCTGACCACAATCAGGTGGTCTGCGGGGTTGCTCCATATTCCGAAAGGTGGTCCCGGGCTGATCGCCTCGGACTTTTGCCCACAGGACATTTGGACGTCGATGGCGGGACGTGGGAGCACCAATGTCTAGTGGCCGTCATTGGAGGAATGCGTGGCATCATAGAGGACCGCTTCACCCGTGGTGTGATCCGCCGGTTGCTGGATGGTGCTTCAAACGTGGCCCATTCCCTCGCTGGGTCTGTAATGGGCCTTGCCCGCGGGGTACGTGATGCAGTGTTGCCAGTTTTTGTGGACAATCTCGGCGTTGACGGTGCGGTTGAATTTCGGCGCGTAGCTTACGCCAAACTCCCGCACCCAAAGCGCGCTGAGCGTCTGCATATGGTTAAGGGCATCATGTTGCACGAGACCGAGGACTACATATCGAAAGGGGTGTCCAAGCAGAAGCGCGAACTCCGCAAAACGGATGCAACCGGCCGTACGAAGGCAGGTCGGTTGTTTGTGGGGATGTCCAAGGGGGCGTTGGCGGCTCCAGAGCTGCCCGCCATTGCCAAGACCCTTCTCGACGGTGAGACTTATGTCACCATCGCCGGGATTGATGTCACGGTGTACTGCCCCTTGCACCCGGATCTTGAGAGCAAGCGCCATAGCGCCAAGCTCCACATTGCCTGCCACCATTCTCGTGACACTGCAGTCATCACTTGTTATAGTGATGACGTCATATTAACTCTGAACCGTGGCGGGCATTGCAAGACCTTCAACGTGGATGGGTCCAAGTTTGACCAGTCGCACCTACAGTGGGCTTTTGGCCTTGTTGGGGTTGCCCTGGCTCAGCTAGACCCGTCTGGTTCATATGCGCTCGTTCAACAGTGCATGCAGCCCGTGACCGTCAGGAATCCTGGTAATGACGAACAGTTCTTTGAGGTTTTACCCAATGGCAAACGTCAGCCCTTCCTCGCATCCGGGTCGTCATTGACCACGTTGATCAACACACTCACCAGCATAAGTCTTGGGTTGATTTACATCACCCATCTCGTCAACCCACTCATCGATTTGACGGAGGAGCGCGTTTGGCGCACAACCATGGAGCGAGCCGCTGCCACTCTTGGTTACGTCATCACGATTGAGTCGTGTGAGATTGATGGTGTTTTCGACCCCATTCGAATGGAGCTCTTGAGAACGCGCTATGATCCGGACACCGATCAGGTGTTCACCGACCCGATAGCCTATTTGCGTTCATTGTGTCGACGCGACGCCACCGACGCCGCCAGTTTTGGCTGGTCGCCGTTGCAATGGAAGAACTCGACGCCATCAATGCGGATGCACCGAGCTGTTGCTCAGGTCGTCAACGGTCTAAAAGCTGAACCACCCAATGCAATCCTTTCAGCCTTGCGCGAAAGATTCTTGGATCCCGCAGCTCCCGCTGTGAGCAGGGATGGCCAGCTCGTCGACGTTAGCGATCTTGAGTATAGTTTGGTGGATGGCTGCACCCAGGAGCGCGACGTCACCATGGCCGTTCGAAAGTTGCACAACCTAACAGATCAGGATGTTGAGAGCCTTGTGACTCGCATCCAGGGTGTTCAGGTTGGAATGCGACTCGAGGACAACGCAATGGCAAAGATGTTGCACAACACCTATGGAGTGGCTAGTGGAGTGCCGGCTATGACGGTTGCTCACCTGCCCCTCCCTCACAATTACATGCCATAGAAATCGGACCGCCGCCCATGGGCGGTTCGTGGGCAGGCTTAATTG